CCAAGAAATTGAATCCCCGCCATCCACCGGCAGCGTTTACGTCAAGGTGATCCCCGGGTGTTTAAGCTCTGGATGACCCTATTTGGGTTATACAGGGTTTTATCATTCCCGGGGTCAATCAATTTATCCTCAATTACTGATCCTCCTAGCCGCCCTTTGCAAATTTGCTCAGTGCGTATAGTGATTTTTTACAGCAACAATGAAAATTGTTGATGAAAAATTTCTCCGGAATATTAAGTGAGAGTATAATTGATAGAGATCCCCTTGGGGCTGTAAAGCTGCTCCGGGCCAAGCCTTTTATTATTTCTTCTACCTCACCTGCAATTAAAAGGGTTAAGACTAAGGATGACAGAAAAAATCTGTCTCCTTTATCAACTTCCCCTGCAGGAATTCTATTAGCGGCGAAGGTCTGAATGCGCAATCCCGAATTGATGGATCATCTTAGATCTTGATGTAAGATGACCGGATCAATTTGGGTAATTAACCGTATTGAGACTTGAGCCCGCCTAGTTCCTGATCATGTATTTGATTCAGTGAAAATAGGAGGATTGGGTGGTTTAGGATTAAAAGAGGAAGCGGCGGGAAAAGTGAGAGTATTTGCGTTAGTTGATCCTTGGACGCAGTGGTTGATGGATCCACTGTTCCGGGCTATCTCGCATTTGTTATCACAATTTCCACAGGATGGTACAGACAATCAGGTGGCTCCACTAGATCGATTATGAGAGAGAAATCCCAATGGGCCTTTCTTCTGTTATGATCTTAGCTCGGCTACGGATCGATTACCATTAATCTTTCAACAAGCCCTGTTATCCGTCTCCCTAACTACTTGGTTTTCTCAATTGTGAGGTTGGTTGTTAATCGCCAGAGGCTATGCTCTTAACAGTGTAGTGTATGGGATTAAGGATACCTTCTATTATCAAACGGGACAACCAATGGGAGCGAAGTCTAGTTTCCACATGATGGCGCTGTTCCATCATACGATAGTCCAATGGGCGGCGACACGAGTAGGTGTGGCGCGCCTTGGAGAGTGGTTCCAAGAGTACTGTATTGTCGGAGATGATGTTGTGATCGCTCACAGTGCAGTAGCTGAGGAATATTTAAAGCTTATGACGGAGTTAGGTGTCAAAGTCGGTCTTCATAAGTCCCTCCTTTCCAGGGGGACGAAAGCTGGACGAACTAGGCTCCTAACTACTGAATTCATTAAACGAACATGATGGAGTCCCCGGAAGGGGGAAGTCCATGATGTCTCGGCAATGCCCGTATCACATTGATATGTGGCAAAGCAAATGACTTCTGCTTCAACCGAATTTGCCCGAAAATACTCCTTGTCCCCAGCACAATATCTCACTTTGTGAGGTTTTGGGTACAGGACAAAGGCACGGTTAGATGCTAAGCTCCAAAGTATGGGGCGAAGAGCACGACACCGTCTTTTGGCGTATTTCTCTCCCCGAGGGGTCTCACCTACTCCACTCATGGAATGGGTTAGGTGGAGATCTAGGGGAAGCTTGTATAAGGCAACTGATCGTAAGATTGCTCACTTTATCGATCACCAATTGAAAAGAGAGTTGAGGGAATTCCTTCAAAAACTCGATTCGATGGGTGAGTTGTTAGGGTGGATCAAGAAACTCACAACGGTGAATCTTGATAGACAATATTATGGAACAGCAGTCCGTAAGGACGATAGGATTCTGGAGTTTGAACAACTCTTAACCTATCAGAATAATCTCACGCCTGGGTTCCGTAGATACGCTTCTTATGATGAGGAGCGAGGTTTACGGTTCCGTCAGTGGTGGATTTCTGAGGAGGATGTCAGAAACCATGCGAAGGATGTTGATAATATTCAGTTCGTGTTGGATCAACTGGTACAGTTACTGTACCGGGAGGCCTACATGGACGTCATAATACTGGTTAGAGATATACGAGCAAAAACCGAGGAGCTAATTGAAGGTGATGTATCAGGACTTGATCTCATCACTGAAGCGGGCTCTCTATTTAAGTCGATGGAGGATCTTAAAGATTCTCTGTCAGCTTTACCCTTGCCGAAGAACATTTATTTTAAAACAAATGATGCTCCTGTAAGTTTAAAAGAGTCAACTTTAGTGAAGAATTGAGAAAAGTACTCGCGTTCCTTTAGGTCTAGTCGGTAGCAGACCAGCACAAAAGTAGCTGCGAGCCTTATTTTTCTGCAAGCCGTGGCCCTGTACTGTAAAAAGGTGCAATAAGGGATAGTTTTCCGGGTAACCGGTAACTTTGTCTGGCGTTAGGGGAGGTGTCCTAATTTTATTAATTAGTATGTGCTCCCCCACTCCGAAAGGGGGTAAGGTAGGTGAATAATTGTGCGGGACGAATAGTTTTACATCTTGGTTAGAAGAATGCAAGATACTCATAGTGAA